GTCATAACCGGCCGGGATCGGTGAGTGGGCGGCGAGGCGGAGTGTCTCGGTTGGGCCCATAACCCAACACAGTCAGGTGCAACTCCTGAGCCCACCACTTGGTTGGCAGTCCGCGGGGTTCATACCCAACTGGTTTCAACGCAGCCGCAAGGTGTGCTCGAAATCGACGGCGTAGGGCTCGACCCTGCCGATCAATACGCGGCAGCCAGCCTGCTTTGACAATTCACCAGGGCAAAAACGCCTCCAACTGCCGGCCAGCGGGCGGAGTAGCGGGCCAAGAACACGAACCCATGCGAGGGTCGCATACCTCTGCATGGGTTTTTCGTTTCTTGGCCTGCCCTGAAATTACCGAGGCGGCGTTCATGCTCGACCTTCACGATAAGTTGGTCCGTGGCCGCCTGTTCAAGGCGGTGAAGACTTCGCGCGAAGCGTGGCGTCCCTTCTGTCGAACCGCCAAGGAGTTGATCCGCGATCACGTTGGATCGTGGTATCAGGAGAAGCCCCACGGCGCCCGCTACAAAACGCTGGTCAATTTCATCAACCAGACGGCGCGCATCTATACCGTCGCCCTGGCGGCCAACAACCCGCGGGTGAAGGTCACGACGGAGAACCCGGACCAGTGGCCTTTCGCCCGGCGGTTCCAGGTGGGCTTGAACAAGCTCATCTCGGACATGCAGCTCCACACCACCTTCCGGGCGATCGTGCTCGATGCCTTCTTCTGCATCGGGTGTGGCGTCGTCCAGATGCGCGACACGGACGGCACTCGGTTCCACGGGTTACTCGAGTCCGAAGAGGACGTGTGGCTGGATCCGGGCGAGCCGTGGGTCAACCGGGTTCCCCGCGATCACCTGATTCTCGACATGGCCGTGCGCGAGCTGTCGAAGATGCGCTACTGCGGTCATATCTACCGGGCGGACTTCCAGAAGGTGATGGACGAACCGGGGTACGACAAGGCCGCGAAAAAGCTCTTGTCGCCCACCTCAAAGAACCAGATCAGTGATGCGGAGTTCGCCCAGGAGATCGCGACCGGCGGCGCCGTAGACGACGACGAACTGAAGCCGATGATCTGGCTGATGGACTTGTGGATCGCGGAGAATCGTTCCGTGGCCACGTTCGCGCTGGACGTCGACGCCCCGCCGCTCATCGAACGGGATTGGACCGGCAGCCAGGGCGGGCCCTACAAGTTTCTTGGGCTGGGGCTAGTCCCCGACAACCTCGTTCCGATCAGCCCGGCCGCCAACCTCAAGGGCTTGCACGATCTGGCCAACCGCAACTATCGGAAGATGGAGCGGCAGGCCGATGCGCAGCGCACGGTGAACGTGTACCCGCCCGGCGAAGAAGAGGACGCTATTCGCTACCGGGACGCGAAGGATGGCGACTGGGTGCGTGGTCGAAACCCGAAGGACATCGCCCAGGTGAAGATCGGCGGTGTGGATCCGGGTCTGCAGGCGTTCCAGTTGATAGTGGCCGAGCAGTTCAACACGTTGGCTGGCAACGTTCGCGCGATGGGTGGCCTCGGCCAGCAGGCGGCGACCCTGGGGCAGGAAGAGATCATCCAGGAATCGGTGTCGCGGATCGAAGCGGATATGTACTTGGCGGTGATGGGTTTTGCCGGCGAAGTCTGCACCGATCTCGGCTTCCTGATGTGGAACGATCAGGCGCTGACTATTCCGGCCTCGGTCCAGGTGCCGGGTTCGAATATCCGGGTCGACAGTTCGTGGACCCCGGAGCGGCGCGTCGGGACTTTGGAGGATTACGGGCTTTCGGTGGTCCCGTACTCGACGGTGTTCAAGACACCGCAGCAGCAGCTCAACGAGTTGTACGCGACCCTGGATCGGATTGCCCCGCTGTGGCCGATGTTCCAGGCCTCCGGCGCAACGCTCGACGCGCAGGAGTTGCTGGAGCAGATTTCCGATCTGCTGGATCGGCCGGAGTTCAAGCGGCTGATTTCGTTCGCGGTGATGACGGACCAGTTGGGCGGCGATCAGAACACGATCCGGCAATCGCCGGTCACTTCTCGGGAGACGATTCGCCGCAACGTGCCCACCGGAGGCACGGCGGAAAGTCGATCATCGATCATGCAGCAGGTGCTGTCCGGTGGCGCCTCGCAAGTGACGCCTCAGCAGATGGCGTCGATGGGGAGGGCTCCGGCGTGATGAAGCATCGCAAACACAAGCTCAGGCTAAACGGGCGCGAAGTATCTGCTCGTGAGTTTTTTCGTAGCCGATGCGGTGGTACAGGAGTGCCGTTCATCACAAAAACGTTTAGTGAATCGACACCTCATTCATCGTTGTCAATTAGCTGCCATCGCGACACCGTGGAAGCGTATCGCGAAGTCGCTCGTAGGCACAATCTGACGGGAGTAAGTTTTGATAACGAAGGAAACTACACCGCTACATCTAAGCGCGATCACGCGGAGATGTTGAAGGCGCTTCAAATGCACAATGAAGATGCAGGATATGGCGGGTGGTAAAAGAAAAGACCAGGAGATGACGATGGCTGAAGTGGAGATTAAAGACGACGCCACTCGCGACGACGTGGACGCGATGGTGAAAGAGTACATGCAGGAGCGGGCAGACCTGACCGGCGAGAAGGCCGGCAAGGAAGACACTTCCAAGGAAACACGCGTTGGCGATGACGATTCCGCCAACGATGACGCCGCTGCCGAGCAGAAAGATGCCGGCGGCGAAGACTCGGGCGACGACAAGGATTCCGGGAGCCAGAAGAAAAGCTGGCTGACGGATGACATCCGTGCCGAGTTGCCGCGGTGGATCTCCGACGAGGATTTGGCGGAGTTCTCCAGTCGCGATGAGTTGGATCGAGCGCTGGGCCTGATGGATCGCGCCGCACTGAAGGCTGGCCGTGATGCTGGCACGAAGGGCGGCGAAGACGATCAGCAGGCTGGCGCGAAGGCTCAACGGGGTCAAGAGCGTGGCCAGGATGGCAAGTTCGTCAAGCAGAAGAAGGCCGAGGACACGACGAGTGACGACGCGTCCGAGGCTTTCGAGATCGACTTGGACTTGTCGGAGTTCGATGATGGACTCCAAGACAAGATCAAGGGCGCGCTGACCAGCTTGCGCGACCATTACGAGGGTCGCATGAAGGCGCTCGACGATCGCTTCACCGCGATCGAGAGCGACATGCAAGCCCGCGAAACGGCAGCGCGTGAAGCGCAGTTCGACGCGATCGTTGACTCGATTGGCCATGCCGACTTGTTCGGTAAGTCAGGAGAGGAAACGGACAAGCAACTGGAAGCACGGCGAACACTGTTTGCCGAACTGGAAATCTATCTCGCCGGGCTTGAGACCCTTGGCCGAAAAGGCCAAATGGACAAGGCGACTGTGACCCGCGTGTGCCGCATGGCGTTCGCGGACCATATTTCCAAGCAAGAACAAAAGAATCTCACCAAGCGCTTCATGAAGCAATCCAACATGCGCATGGGCGTGGGTGCCGAGCGACCAGCCGAGCAGGAATTCAAGGGTCCGCTCACAAGGCATCCCGACGTTCTGCGCGCGTACAAGGAGCTGCGGGAGGCGCGCGGCGACGACTGATTGATAGGAGGGAATCCTCATGTCGGTTGCGTTGAGCCAACTGGAAATCCTCACGGAGTCCATTCAGGACAATTACGTGATGGGTGAGTGGCAGGACATCTCCCTGCCACTGCAGGAATACATGTTCGCGGCCCGCCTCTTCGACAAGGCCCAAAAGGCCGAGATGGGTGGCGAACGGTGCAAGTGGAAGCTGGAGACGGATTACGCCGACAACTTCCAGGTGGTCGAGCTGTACCACCGTGACAGTTCGGATCGTAAGGACGTTCTGACCGAAGGTGAAATGCCTTGGGCCATGACGACCACGAACTATCACTACGACCTCGACGAGGCCATTTTCAAGCGCGGCCTGCCGGAGATCGTGAACTACATCAGCCTGCGCGAAAAGGGTCTGATGAAGTCGTTCTTCGCCGGCATGGAAAACCTGATGTTCGGAGATGGACCCACCAGCGCCACGCAGCGTCCCATGCCTCCGGCAACGCTGCTGTACTGGATCCAGGCCAGCGCGACCGAGGGATTCAAGGGCGGCGATACGAGCGGGAGGA